GTTCTCTCCTCCTTATGCGTACACCAGTAGGATAGAGCCGGTTGCAAGGCTGCTTCCCGAACCGGGGTCACTGGTTTGGGATGTAATGGTGGTCACACCCAGCCAACTCTGCATAACCGACTTGTTGACATCCTTGATTTTCGTACCGTTGTCCGTATAGCCTGCAATGTGCGTCAGATTCGACGTGTTAAGGCCGTCGCCCGCATAGCCGACTTGGATTGTTCTGGATGCGTCCTTATAGTCGGTTACGCCGGTTGCTTTTGTGGCGGTGGTTGCATTACCATCCAGCGAACCAATGAATTTGTTGGCCCTGACATTTGCAAAAGAGCCGCTTCCTCGACCGTCATTAAACCGATACTCATCAATGGTGTTGTCTCGATATCCCAAGTAGACTGTGTTGTTTTCTGGGATGCCAACAAAATTCACTTCATTCTTGTTCTCGAACTCCAATTTCGAGTGGTTATGCGCACTCGGTGGAAACGTACTCGGCTTATCCGTCACGGAATTCCAGTCCGTCTTGATGCTCTTGAACTTGTCGCCCACAGTCTTTGCATCCGCCGGTGCATCGGGCACGGACAGGGTCTTGTCCGTGCCGGCCCGTGTTCCGGCAAGCGCTGCGGCATCCTCTGCGGCTTTCTGAGCCTTTTCTGCTGCCTGACGGCTTGTAGCTGCCGCTCCCGCACTGGTGGATGCCTCCCCGGCCTTGGTGGCGGCGGTGGAAGCGCTCCCCGCAGCGGCGGTTGCCTGCTGGGTGGCGGTGTTTGCCGCAGCGGTGGCCGTCTTGGTGGAGGCCGCTACGTCGTTCAGGGCCGCGGTGCGGGCCTGTGCGATGTTCTGCAAGGCGGTGGTGTGCTCCGTCTCCGTGTCCTGCAGGGCCCGCTTGGCGGCGGTCTCACTGGTCTTGGCTGCCTTCTCGCTGGCGGCGGACTTGGTCTCGCTCAGGGCTGCTGCGTCCTCGCTCTTTTTCGCCGCCTCTTCACTGTCCTTTGCCTTTCCCGCACTAGCCTTGGATGCACTCTCACTCTCGGCGCTTTTCTTAGCGCTGTTCTCAGATGCCTCTGCGCTCTTTGCTGCCGCTTCCTCACTTTTCTTTGCCGCAGCAGCACTGTTTGCAGCCTTTTTGGCATTTTCCCCGCTCACCCGCACGCTTTCTTCCATGCTGGCGGCAGAGTTCGCTGCTTCTTTAGCAGATTTGGCCGCTGCTTCCTCACTGGTCTTGGCCGCGTTCATGCTCTCCAGCGCCTGCTTGGCGTACTTCGTCACCTCGGCCACGAGCTGCTCATAGATGCTCGGCGTAATGTTCTCGGTGGTCGTGTCGGTGTCGATGGTGTCATAGCAGGTGTACTTGCCGGGCTTGGTCATGGCAATGTAGCCGCTGTCGTTGATGGCCAGCAGCATCCAGGTGCCCTCTTTTTCCAGTGTCCAGCGGCGGTCCACCAGTACGCTGTTGTTCTCGTCCAGGATCTGCGGGTCCGGCAGGGTGCCGCTCAGCCGCTGCACATGCAGCGAGATGGTGCACGCCTTCCACTCCTCCGGCACTTCAAAGTGCAGCCGGTCCACCTTGGCGCTTCGCACACCGCCCAGATACAGCGTCTCAATGTTTGCCCGAAACGTCGAACCATTGTCCTGCAGCTTTCTGATCTTAATATCCAGTTGGCTCACAGTTTCACTCCCTTCCTGCCCCTATCCTATCACGCCCCGCCGGGTGCAACTACCCCGGACATACAAAAGGGAGACCGTTCTGGGTGAACGGTCTCCCTTTCTTCTAAGCAGGGCTCCCCTACTAGGGGAGCTGTCACGCAAAGCGTGACTGAGCGGTTCACCTCACCCCTGCCCACTCATCCTTGCTGTTTTTTGCCTGTTCCTCCTTCTTTGCCGCGTCCTTCACCCACTGGGCAAAGTTCTTTTCCTCATACATGGCCGTCCCGTCCTCTTTGGTCAGGCTCGTCAGCAGCTTCTTCAGCTTCTCCCGGTCGTGGTCGTTGCCCGCCAGATACTCTTCCTTCACCGCCGCCGTGATCTTTGGCTTGATGCTGTTATCATCCTTGCCCGCCGTCCGCAGCCGGTCGATCTCGTCCTGCACGTCCTTCCGCTTTCCGGTTTCCAGTGCGTCCGTCAGGTCGGAGTAGACCGTCCGGTCCTTGTCCCCGGCCAGCAGACTGTCGGCCTTCTGGTTGATTGCTCCCGTCACAAGGTCGATCACCCATGTCCGCTTTTCCGCGTCAGCTTTCACACCCTCCCGGATGCCCAGGGTCTCGTACATTTCCCGCACAAGCTGCTTTGTCAGCTCCTGGCGCTGGCTGTCTTTGCCCTCGTTCCGGGCCCTGGCCGCCTGCTCTACTTCCGGGCTGTATTTCTTCAGCCGGTTCTTCAGCTGGCTGGCAATGGTCTTTTCGTCCTTGCCCATGGCTTCCAGCTTCGCCATAGCACCGCTGGCGTTGTCCGTGTCCCCCTCGGCAATGGCGTTGTACAGCCGATCATACTGCCCGGTGGCGCTCGTCGGGGTCGAGCTGAACGAAAAGCCGCTTCCGCTTGCAATGTCTCGTGCATCTTCCACATAGGCATCAAAGGCATCCAGCATTTTCCGGGCGTTTCCCATAGGTACACCCGCAATTTCAAACCCGTACTGCATCAGGTTTACGCCTGCCTTTCGCAGTTTCTGGTGATACGCTTCCAGCTGTTCCTCCGTCATGTCACCGGTGTCCTGCCGGACAAGGCTGGAAAACTTCGTTACTGCTGCAAAAAGGTCATTCACAGCGCTGATGTTGGTTGCACTCACCACATCGTAATCCGTACCGTTCACTGCATTTCCCACAGCGCTGTACAGCTCGCTGCCATACAGGAAGTTGCCCGCAAAGCTTTCCGTGTACAGATTCAGGAATCGCTTGCTCACGCTGGCCGCGGTCACATCTCCGTTCTCGTCCTGCTCTCTGTCCCATCGGTGCAGCAGGAAGTCCGCACCGATCTTCATCAGTGCAAACACAGCAGTCTGGGTGATCTGGCTCACAATGGCCCGGTTCAGGTTCTTTCCGGCCCGCTTCACTTCTTCTGCTGTCTCGCTGCTGTGTGCAGCCTTGTCTCGTGCTTTCTGGGCGTTGTAGTCCATCACCGCATCGGCCAAAATGCCGTAGTTCTGGAAACGCTGGGTCGTGAACATGGTCAAGGTCTTGGTCATTTGATCCGGATTTCGCTGGATCCCCGCCCGCTGCATCGTGGTGTAGTTGGGCTGGGTCTCCTCAATGACCCGCTGATACATCTTGTTCACGGCTTCCCAGTAGGCTTCGCTGCCTTTCGTGGCTGCACCCTCTGCAAACTCATTGGTATGGTGCTCCACATACCGCTTGGAGCCTTCCCACAGTGCCGCCACCGTAATCTCGTCCATGCTGTTGATCCAGCCGGTCACCCACTTGGGCAGCTTGTCCATGGCCTTTTCTGCCGCGCCCTGGCTCACGCCAATGCTGGCCAGTTCACCGCGCTGGCTTCCCCGCAGTCGGTATTGCAGCAGCACATCCCCATGCTGGGCAATTTCCTGTTCCAGCGCTGCCCGCTGCTTGCCGGAGAGGTTCTTCACAAACGGCACCACCGCCGCCATGGTATCCGCACCCAGTACCGCGCCCGCCGTTGGCAGAGATGCCGCCTGCGCAATGGCCACACCAGGGTTCAGCGTCAGGATCGCGCCCGCATAGTTGCCGCGCAACCTGTCCAGCACTTTGGTCATTGTGGTCGAGCGCTTTCTTTGCGTGGTCTGCAGGTCGGTCAGCAGGTCATCGATGTAGTTCGTCGCGCTCTGGCCCCACTGCTCTTTCAGGATACCATTTTTCAGCATCTTGATACCGTCCTCGGTCTCAATGCCACTGTTCAGCACCTTCTGCACATCCCGGATGGGTGCCGCCAGTCCGGCGTAGGCTGCCGTGTCCCGCAAACTCCGCTGCACCACGCTGCTGCACTCCTCCAGCAGGATGGGCATCTGGCTCTTGACACGGTTCTTCAGGAAGCCCCGGCCCTCAATGGTGGCATCCAGTTTCACGCCCTCGATCTGGGTTGCCAGCGCCGTCTTGTCCACCGCAATGGGGTAATAGTTTTTCACGGTGGCCCGCTGGTAACCCAGCAGCTTCATGCTTGTCTCGTTGATCAGGTTCGTGGTGTAGCTTCCGAAGAAATTCTTCATGTCCTCGCACCAGGCCCGGTCGTAGTCGGTCATGGCCTTCTCCACGGCCTGGATCACGGTGTCGGCCATGGGGTTTCCCGTGCTATCCGTCAGCATTCCGATCTTCACGGTCTGGCCCTTCTGGTAAGCCTTCTCAATGTCGCCCCTGTTGTACTCCTCCGCATCCGGGATCGTCAGGCCACCGTTCAGCAGGTGCTCCCGGCTGTCGGCGTTCTGCAGGTGCATGTACAGGCTGCACAGCTGGGCGTGGGTCAACGGTGCAGCCCGACCCTTGCTGTCCTTCAGGCCAATGTCCACCAGCTCTGCGCCGGGTCCCGCAAAGGTTTCCATCTGCTTCAGGTTCTTCTTTCCCGTCACATTGTCAAAGAGCTTTGTTCCCTCCACCGTGATCCGGGTCTGTTCCCGCTGGCCGTCGTTCAGCATGGTGCCCAGCTTCTCCATCTGGCTGTTCTTTGCGTAGCCGCCCAGCATCCGGAACACACGGCCAGCCCCCAGCATGTCCAGGTTGTACCTGGTCAGGGCGCTCCGCAGCTTTCCATCGTTGCCCTTGCTCTGGCGCACCTCTGCAGCCGCCTCGTTGGCGATCTTGTCCACCGCTTCGGCTTTCTGCAAGCTCAGGGTCTTGTTTGCCGTCCGGATCACATGCAGCGTGCTGGCCGTAATGGCTTTCAGCATCCGCATCTGGTCCACCGTCATGGGCAGATAGGTGCGGTTCTCGGTCTCCCGGATCCGCTTTCTCAGCCGGTCGCGCAGCATCTCGGCCTTTTCGCTGTCCGGCAGTGCCTCGGCCTCTGTCAGCTGCTGGTTCAGCCGGTCAAGCTGGGCCTGCTTGCTGGCATTCAGGTCAGCCTGCAGCGCGTCGATGAGCTCCGGCACCTTGCTCAGCTTCCAGTCCTCGCTGATGCCGTTGGAGCTGTTCTCGGCTCCCACCGACTGCATGATGCTGGTGCGCAGGGCCGTCAGCCGGGCCACGGCGTGGTCGTTCAGCAGGGTCATATCCGCCAGCTTTGCCACCTCTGCCGCCTGCTGGATCAGGTGGGGCTGCACATACCGGTCCTTGCTGGGCCGCAGGATCATCTGGTTCAGCTGGGCAGCATTGGCCCGGATGCCTCGCCGCAGCTCGTCCTTCTGCCGACCGTCCCGGGCTTTCTGTACCCGCTTCTCAGCCAGCTTCTTGGCAATGGCAATGTCCTCGTCCCGCTGCTGCTGGGCTGCAGTGATGGCGATTGCGTTTCGCTCCGCCTGCTTTTCCTGCCACTCCTGAGCTTTGCGCTGGTTTTCCTGCTCCCATTCCAGCAGTTCGTTTTCCTGATGGATCAGCTGCCACTCGGCCCGATCAGCCCGGCGCTGTTCTCCTACCACCTGGTGCGAAAGGTTCCAGTTCTCCCGCTTCAACTGTTTGTTTTCCAGCCGGATCTCGTCCAGCATCTGCTGGCGTTCTTCCTTCAGCCGCTTCTTTTCGGCCTTCCACTCCCGTTCGTAGGCTTCCTTCAGCACGTCCAGCTTTTCGGCCATGTCGCCGTAGTTGGTGATGTCCAGCCCCAGCGTATCCAGATTCTGATCCAGCAGCTTTTCTGCTTTTTCATTCCGCTTCTGCTGTTCTGTCCACTGCTGCAGTGCTTCATCCCGGCTTCCGTTCCGGCTGTTCTCATACATCCTTCGGTTGAACTCCCGGTTCTGCTCCTTCTGCACCTTCCGCAGGTCCTTCAGCGCCTGCTCCGCGTTCTCCTCGCCCACGGCAGCAGCCACAGCCTGGCGCTGCCAGCGCTGGAACCCGTCAAAGATGGCCTGTGCATCGGTCATCTCCGGCACGCTCAGGATATCACCCAGCATCCGGTCGGCCAGCTCCACTTTGGCATCCTCGTACTCGGCAGCATCCGCAAAGCGGCTCATCATCCTGGGCTTGATGGCATCGTGCACGTTCATCAGCACATCCAGCCACTCGGTGCTCTCCATGCTGGCCGCGCCGTCCACGCCCGCTGCCTTGGCCGCGCCCCGGAACAATTCCGCTGCGCCCTGCTTTGTGCCGCCCATGGCCCGGGTGTCGTTGACGATGGCTTCATACACTTCCGCCGGGTTGCCGTCCCGCACACCCTCTGCCTGCCGCAGCTTCACACCGTGCCGCCGGGCCTCCGCCACCGCTTCGCTCCACGTCCCGTACCGCTTCACCAGCTCCGCCTTGGCCGGGCCGTCCTTGTTCACCGTGTAGCTCAGGTCGTGGTATTCCGGGTACTCGTCCCACAGCTCGGTGTTCCGGTAGGTCGCCCCGCTCAGAATCTCATCTGCAATGGTCTCAGACAGCGCACTGGCCTTGCTCATGCTGGCCCCGTCCGCCGTCATGTACTCCACCAGCGCCCGGGTCTCTCCGGCAATCTTTGTCCGGTCGGCCCTGCTGCCGTTGGCCTTTGTCCACCGCACCGCCAGCCCGTCAATGGAATCCTGGCTGATCCGCACACCGTGGGTCACACCCATCATCTGGGCCAACGTTTCCATCACCGCGCTGTTGTCCGCAATGGCCCGGCTTGCCTGCCGCTGGGTGTTCTTCCGCGCGTCCCGTTCCGCCTGTTCGGCCAGCTGGAAACGGACATTCGGCACCTTGTTCAGCAGGGCCGTGCGCTGGGCATCGTCCCCGGCTTTGTAGAGCTTCACGTCAATGCCGGTCTCTTTCAGGCTGTCGATCAGGGTGCTGCTGGTGTTGTCGGGCAGGATCGCCGCCCGCACCTCATCAAAGCCCACGGCCCGCTGGGGCTTCGCTTCAAAGTACCCGGTGGGAATAGCAGCCACGTTCTTGTACAGGTTCAGGATCATCTGGGCCGTGTCCTTGCCAATGGTATACCCCTCTTTTGCAAAGGCCTTTCCAATGGCTGCCGCCGTCTGTTTTCCCTGTGCGGCCTGCATCAGGATGCCGCCCAGGATTTCCCGCTCTTCAAAGCTGTTGTCTGCATGGGGTGTAGTCTCTCTCCGCAGCTTGTCAAGGATATCGCTGATCTGGTCATCTGCCTTTTCCAGCAGCGCCTTGTACTCTTCTTCCGGCATCTGCTGCAAGCGGCCCTTATCCGCCCGCACTTCGTCCAGGTTCTGGTACTCCGCCGTGGCCGTGCTCATCAGGGTGCTGGCCGAAAGGCCCCATGTACCCTGCCCTCGTGCATTCTGAGCATTCATAGCAGCCACAAGGTTTTCCAGCGTGTAGCTGTTGTGCAGCTGGGCAAAACTGCGCCGGTTGCCGCTCCGGGTGTAAACTTCTTTTCCGTTGTAGATTCCCTTCTCACCCAGAATCTTCTCCACCTTCGGCAGGATCCATTCCTCCACATCCTGATCTGGTGCTTTCTCTTGCACTTCCTTCAGCATGGCATCGGTATCTCGCACCAGTTTTCCGCCTTTGTCCTCTGTCACCATGTAATCATAAGCATTATTCAGCAGTATCAGCAACTTCGGGGGGATTACTCTCTCGGCCTTTTTCTGAGCCTTTTCTTCGCTCCACCCGAACTCTTCCATCGCCCAGGCCTTTTCTGCTTCCCGCACCTTTTCCAGCACGGTATGGGCCAGATCATGGTTATCATTGGCCCGGTCGGTCTCAATGATGTTCCGCAGCGCTTCTTCACCGCCCACTGCTTCAATGGTCTTTTCGCTTCTCCGCACCTGTGAAGCAGTAAACCGTTCCTCCTGCTTCATGGCAACATCCACTGTCTCCCCGATGTCAGCCAGATATGCGGCCTTCACGCTTGGATTCTGAGCCAGCTTCTCTGCCAGCTGTTTCGGGCTCTTATCGGATGCTTCCATGTCCATGATTCCGGTGATGGCATTGCTCCGCGCAAACTCGCCGCCTGCCGTTTTCCGGCTCAGTTCGGCCAGTTCAGTGTTCAGTGCTCTGGCCTTATCCGGTTTCACCTTGTACTCCACATTGGGCCGGGTGGGTGTCCAGGCATCCGAACCATAGATACGGTTTGCCCGGTTCACCATGGGGTCAATGGTATCGGAGTTGAACACCAGCGAGATGGGGCCATACTTGGTGTGCCCTTCCTGGGCTTTCACCACCGCAATAGACGGCGAGGGCATCCCGCCCAGCTCCAGCGCTTCCTGCAGGTTTTCGGCGGTCAGGTTGTGCACAGCCACAAGGTCTTTGTTCTGGTCCACCTCCACCGGAGCACTCAGCTGGAACCGCACCGATTTCTTCACAGGTTCGCTGTTTCCCTTGCTTTCGGCATTTTCTTGTGCTATACTGTTTTTAGCAGGAAAGCTCGGGCGTTCACCGCCCTCCTCGGTTTTGAGTACCGTGTCAGCGCTTTCCTGATAAATAGAACCCTCCGACCCTCTGCTCCCCGAATCTTCGGATTCCATGTGGGCTTTGCCGGAGGGTTCCGTAAAACCTCCTTGCAGACTACTCCTTGAATCTTTGGATTCTACGTGGGTACGCATGGAGGTTTTATTATTTGTAGATTTTATATCTACAATATCATAGAAAATCTCCCGGTCATTTGCTTTGAAGGCAGTCAGAACATCAGCTTCATAGGCATTCTGCCCAACCACAATTTTGATTTTTCCACGGTTGAATGCTTCCGCATTCTTGTGGTTTGCAGGTTCTCTGTAGACTTCATCTGCGGTTTTAATAATTTCATCCAGATTTGCAGCCATCCGCATTTTATCTGCATACGTTTCTTCGTTCGTTCTTTGAAGCGCCATTGTAGATTTAGAACGGACAAACTCACTTCTTCCATCTTTATGGTTCAAAATTGTCCAGCCGTTCCGCTCAAAGCCATTCGGATACCGTTCTTTGATGGCCTGCTTCACTACGGTTTTCCAATCTTCCTGTGGAACACCGTTCAGGATATCTTCATCAATTTTGATGTAGCTCTCTCCGTCGGCATCCTTTTGGATCGAAAAACGAATATTGCGTCCTTCCGCCGCGCTCTCTGTCTTGAGGGCAGCGGCGTTTTCTTTTGCACTGCGCAGGTTGTCCATCGCTTTTTCAGCGTGGGCAAAGTATTCGTCCTGCAAAATTCTGCGCTCGTTCTCGGCCAGACGCTGGGCCTTCAGGGCCGCCCTGTTGTCTGGGTCAAGGGTCAGCACTTCCTTGGCCCGGCTGATGATGCCGCCCAGCATCTCCTTCACCCGGTTCATCACGGTGCGGATGGTTCCGGCCCTGCCGCTGTTCTTCTCGGCCTGCCCGCGCTGGAACTCTACCCAGCGCTTGAAATCGGATTCATTGGAGAAGATGCCCCGCCAGGCATCGCCCACCAGCTCCTCGGCAGCTTCCTCATAGGTCAGATTCTGCTGGGCATAGTCGGTCATCTTCTCCCGGATCATCTCGTCCACGGTCTCAAAGCCGCTGCTCTTGGCCAAATACAGCAGCGCGTGATCCTGCAAGGCCTTGGCTCCCTCGCTGTCCAGAGCGTTATACCAATGGTAGTCCTCATGCAGCACCGTTCCAAACACGTCATTTGCACTGTCACCAAAGAAAATGCGTCCCGTTTCTGTGTCCACATACGCCCGCACCCGGCTGTCTGCCTGCCCCGCACCGTTCTGAAGCACATTCTTCAGCACCGCCGTGGTGCCGGTTGCCGCCGCGTTCAGCTCGATCACCTGGCTACCAGCGTCGCTCGTGTTGCGCAGGGTTCCCTTGTAGATGGTCTCACCCCTGCCCGTCAGGCTCTGTTCCATCAGAGTGCCGCCCAGCTGGCTCTTGGCCCACCGGGTCTCTGCCGCATCCCTGCCGTAGGTGTAGGCGATCTCCAGCGCGTTCCGGCCCTTGAGGTTGCCCAGCACATAGTTCACGTTGGCCGCCATGCCACTGCCGGTGCCCGCCAGCTCCAGCGCCTGGTCAAAGGTCTTCACGTCCTCCATCTGGCCCAGCCGGTACAAAGTGGATGCTGCCGCCGCATAGCGGTCACTGTCCACGCCTTCCGGCTGTTTCCGGCTGATCTCCTGTGCCGCCTTTTCGCCCACCTTCCAGCTCCGCAGCACCTGCTCCGTCCGGGCCTGCTTCTGGCCCTCCGTCCTCGGTGCCTCCATGCCGTAGGTCTCCCGCATCGGGCTGTTGCTGCTGTCCATCCCGTCAAGGGTGCTTTCTTCCACAGGGACCGACTGCATCACAACCTGCCGGTCAGCTCCATTCTGCGCAGTCAGACCAGTGTTTTCCGCACTGCCAAGGGCTAACGGGTTGCGGCTGTCAGCGCTTATGCGATGACTGATGGGTTCTGCGCCGTCCGCCGCTGTTTCCGTGGGGCTTTCCACACTTTCCCCAGCGTTCTCAACCATCGCCTGTCGGTTCGTGGCTGTTTCTACCGTGTGTACCGCAGGGTCATCGTTCACCTGCGTCTCGTTCACAATGCCGCTGCCCTCAGCCGCAGGGCCCGCCACTTTCAGGTCAGCAGAGCCTTTTTCGGTTCCATCAGACTCCACCGACATGCCAAGGGCCCCACTATTAGGGGGGCTGTCAGCGCTCACGCGCTGACTGAGGGGTTCCGGTTCCCGCGCCAGCTCCTCCCGGCGCTGGTGTTCCTTCAGCGCCTGCTCGTATTCGTCCTGAGCGGCATACCGCTCCACGTTGCCCCGCAGGCTGGAATCTCCCGCGTTCATCCTGGAAAGCCCTGTGCCCACAGCGCCGCCCAGTGCACCGGACGCGCCGCCGGTCAGCCCCGCTTCCAGCGCCTGAACCAGCGTGTCCGTTGTAAACATGGTCTGGGCAGCTTCGCTGTCTCCCAGGGCCGCATCAATGGCCTTGTCTGCGTAGGTCTCCACAAAGGCCTGCACGGCGTTGTCAATGCCGCCGGAAATGGCGTTGGCAACTGCCGGATGTGCCGCCGCAAAGGCCGAATCCCCAGCCAGCGCCCGGATCTTGTCTGCCACAGCTCCCGCCACGGATTTTCTGGCGTAGTCCGCGCCCATGGTTCTTGCCAGATCAGCCGCACCCACGCTGTTGATGGCCCATCCTGCGCCAAACTTGGCCACGCCGCCCGCCAGCGCCTTGCCTGCGCTTTCGCCCTTGGCCGCGCTCTTGCCCATGGCATCCGCAGCGCCCTGGGCACTCAGCACCGGCAGCACCGCCGCCGGGTTGATGGCAGCCACTGCAAGGTTCTCTGCCGCGCTGGTCGCCACGCCCTGCACGGTCCGCTGCACATCGGTCAGGCCGCTCTGGGCCGCGCCCGTCAGCTGCTGGCCCCGGTTGTACAGCTGGTAGCCCACGCTCTTCTCCGTGTCGATGCCACCCTTTGCTTCCGTTCCGGCAATGCGGCTGCGCATGTCCTCGATCTCCTGCCGGGTAAATCCCTGCTGCAACAGGTCGCCGGTGCTGTACTTGGGCTGGTAGTCCATGTCAGTTTCCATCAGCTGGTCATACAGGTTCTTCTCGCGGGGGTTCCGGGCAAGCTCTGCTTCCAGTGCTTTCCGGTTCTCGCTGCTCTGCCGGATGTTCTTTCCGGCCTGCACCAGGTACTCCGCACCCATCAGCGGGGCAGCGGCCACGGTGTCCGCAACGCCGCCCACGGTGTTTGCCGTCCGCCGGGCCAGCTGCTTCCACTCCGGGATTTCTTCCATGGTGTCCAGATACTCCCTGGCCTGCCGGATCTCCGTGTCCGTGTACCCCAGCTTTTTCAGGTCTGCCGTGCTGTAGGTGTTGCCCACCTTCCCCTTGATTCCCGTGGTGCGGAAGGGGTCGATGCTACCATCCCCGGCGCTGGCCCCGTTTCTGCTGGTGCCGGTCTCGGCATAGCTGGTATAATTGCTCTTCTTTTCCAGCAGCTTGTTCACAAGCTCCTGATTCCGAGGCTGGTCAAACCACTGGTTGGCCTGGTCAAAGGCCTCCGGCTGGCTGTACTCCGCATAGCTGTTCTTCAGCTTCTGGGCCTGCTGTCCGTACCACGTTCCCAGAGTATTCCCCGCCGGGCTCACTGTCACCTTCTGCCGGTTCAGCTCATCGCTCCGGCTGTCCATGTCATCCGCAAAGCCCAGGTTGTTCCTTGTCCGGTAATTCTCCAGCGCCGTGGAATACAGGTCGGTGCCCGTCTGCTGTTTCTGGGTTTGCAGTGCCGCACGTTTTTCGGCCATTTTTTCCGCCGTCCATGAATCGCTATTGTCCGACACAGAGTTTCCCGTACTGCCAAGGGCTAACGGGTTGCGGCTGTCAGCGCTCTTGCGCTGACTGAGGGGTTCTGCCCCGCCAGCAGCGGCATTGGTTTTTTTCTGAAGTTTGGCCCGCTTTTGGGCCATCTGTTCTGCTGTCCATGCCATTTTTGTTCTCCTTACCATCCCATCGCATTCCAGACCTTGGCCGCCACGTCATCATTTATGCCCATGTTTACCAGCCGGGCATAGATCGTATCCGAATCCACCCCTTCTGCACTCCACCCCTTTGCATAGCTCAGGGCGTTGCTGTACGGCATTCCGGTACTCTTACCCGTGCTCCCTCCCGTGGTTCCCCCGGGCAGGGCCCACTTGTTCGGATTCGCCAGCGGGGCGATCAGCCCGCTGCCAGTTCCGGTCGCTGCTGTTGTGCCCGTGTCACCGTCCGGCAGCATTCCGGCGCTGGCCAGAATATTCGCATAGACGCTCTTGGTCGGGTCATCATCCTTCAGGCTCTGATACTTACCCAGCGCCGTCAGCAGTTGGCTGTTTGTCCACCCGCTTCCGCTCTTGCTGGAGCCGCCGGATCTTCTCGAACTTCCGCTGCTCTTCGTAGCTGCCGCCTTTGCCAGCTGGGTCGCCAGCTGACGTTTTGCAATGGTGCCATAGGAACCGGCTGCATTGCTGTCCAGCCCGTACATCTTCAGCAGGTTGGCCGCTGCTTCCTGATTTCCGCTTGCCACCAGAGAAGCCGCGGTGCTCAGAACGCCGGCCTGATCGTCCCGAGTCACCGGTGCGCCGGTATAGTTGGCAAAAGCGTTTGCGTTCAGGCCATACCGGTTCAGCACGTCGCTGGCCGAATCCCCGGCTCCCTGGGTGTACAGGTTGAACGCCTGCTGGTAAGCACTCAGGGCATCGCTCTGGTCGGTGCGGTTCTTGTTGTACTCCCACTGTTCCCGGGCAAAGTCATTTTCCCACTGCTGCTGGGTGTACCCCTTGTACCCATCGTAGGCTGTCAGGGCCGCCGAGCCGATGTTCTTTACCGTGTTCCAGAGGTTGTTCCAGTAATTGTCGTTCTCGTTCCGGGCCTGTTCGCTCTGGTTGGCAAGGAAATTCTGCCACGCCTTGTAGTTGGCAAAGTTGCTGCCGTAGGCACTGCGGTCCAGCGCCTCGGTGTTGGCCATTCCGGAAAGGGCACTCAGCAGGTCGTTCTGCTGGTTCTGGTATTCGCTCAGTGCCTGGCCTCTCAGGCCTGGTACCGCATTGTCAATGCCGCTCAGCGCCTGCTGCTGGCCCTGCTTTGCCACGCTGTCGGCGTAGCTGCTGCCATACCCGCCCGCCAGCATCGCCGCGTTGGCCTGGGCGTTCTCCGCGCTGGCGGCAGCATTGGCCTGGGCCTGGGCGCGGTACTGCTGGTAGGCTTTGCTGCCGGTGTCCCAGTCGAACCCGCTGCCGATCTGCCCGGTCAGGCTGTCCATTGCGTCCTTGTTCCGGCTCACATAGTCCGCCGGGCGGTTGGCATTCCATTCCCGTTCTTCCTGTTCCGCCTGGTTCTTTCTCCGTAAGGTATCAAATAACATGTCATTCTCCTTTTCTTCTGCCACACACCGGTCTTCAAATCACGGCAAACGCTTTCAGCACCCACGGCAGCATGCTTGCGCCGACCTGCAAAACGTTCCCCCAGAAGTTGGTGTTGTTCGCATCCTTCTGCTGGTTGGCCCCCACCGCGTTGGCATATTCGGTCTGGGCACTGTTCAGCTGGCCATAGTAATTGTTCAGGCGGGTGTTGTAAGCATCCTGCGCCAGCTTTTCCTGCTGCTGCAAAGAGCTCAGCCGGTTGCTCAGATCACTCTTCTTGGTGGCATATTCGTTGTAGGCCTGGCTGTATAAGCTGTCTGCCACGTCCGAAAGCCCGTTCATGGTGCTCTGGTAGGCCGTCTGCCCGCTGGAAGTGCCCCAGCTGTTGCCGTAGCCGCCGCTGCGGGCCGAAGCATTGGCGGCAGCGTTCTCGCTGGCCAGCTCCGCACCCCGGGTGTACTGGTTCTTGTACTGCTGGTAAGCTGCGTCCTTGGTGTAGTCGTAAGAAAAGCCGTCCCGGTTCATCTTGTCCAGCTGGCTCTGCGTGCCGCTGATCTGGCTGCCGTACTCGCTCTGATACTCCCCGGGCTTCTGTCCTTTGATGTAATCCAGATTGTTCTTTGCCGTGGTCACCCGGTCGTTGCTCTGGGCGTACTGGTAGCTGTTGGAATCGTTCTTTCTGGTTCCAAACACGCCGGTGCCCGCATTCTTTTCGCTGTTGCCGGTAATGCTGTCATACACATCCCCTACCATCAGCCCCACATTGTGGCCCGGGATCAGGTACTCCCACCACTTTCCTCTTGCCATCTTCTCACTGTCTCCTTTCGTCTTCGCATTCCTCTAAGCAGAGCTCCACCTTCGGGGGAGCTGCAAGCAACTACACCGCAGGTGCATTGCGCGCTGAGAGGGTTACTCCACCTTCAGCCCCATGGCCACCAGCTTGTCCCGCATGGTGTCGCTGAAATTTGTCTCGTCCAGGTTCTGCATCATGTACATCATCTGGTCCCGCAGCTGCATCAGGTAGTTGTTGATGCTCCGCCTGTCCTCCGGGGCCATGTTGTCACTCAGTTTCGGCATGGCGATCTCGCCAAGCCTCGTAATATCTGCCATATAAAATCTCCTTCCTCTAAGCAGGGCTCCCCCTTCGGGGGAGCTGCAAGCAACTGCACCGCAGGTGCATTGCGCGCTGAGAGGGTCATCGTTTCGGTTCCCCTCCGGCCACCCGGTTGCCCCGGCTCTCTGCCATGCTGAACGCAATGCTCCGCACCGCGATCTGCCCGGTGCCCTTGATCCGCAGCCGCATGGTGTCGTGCCGCTCCGGCACAAAGGGCAGGTTGACCCGGGTGTATTTGTTCAGAACGGCTGCCTGGCCCAGTGTCTCCCAGGCCCCGCCCTCATAGCTGGCCTGCAGCTCCACAACGCTGTACGTCAGGGCATCCACCCGCAGAAACACCCGGTTGATGTACTTGTCCGCCGGGACGTTCAACCCAATGTCGCCGCTCACAGCCTCAAAGCCCACCTTCTGTTCCAGATTCGCCTTTGCCGTGTCGGTGTCCCGGTCGGCCTCCCGTTCCGGTTCGGTGGCCCACAGGTTTACGCCGTCCCACTGGTAGAGCTGCCGCCCCGTGGAGCACATTGCCCAGCCGGAAGCATTCTCTTCTGCCGCCGTGTCCTCCTCGTGCCAGAGCCGCCGTTCGGTGTCGTAGACCAGCAGCCGGGTCTCGTTCCGGCCCGGCACCCGCAGATGCAGGTAATACCGGGTGTCCAGCACACCGCCCACCGCCCCGCGCACGTTCATCAGCCAGGTGTTGTCCAGTCCACCGCTGATCTTCACCGGCAGGCTGCCGTCCCAGGCCATCACGCCGTCAGGGGAAAGGTAGTACAACACTTCCGCCAGCACGCACATGCTCTTGCTTGCCTGCTTGGCCACGCCCCGGCACTGCACGCTCACCAGCTGATAGTCCGCCGGGCGGCTGCCGTAGAGCTTGTGCAGGCAGTTCTCCTTGAAGAACAGCACATAGCCCATGCAGGTGGCTGCACCGGTAAAGGGGCCGTCGCTGCCCACGTTCACGGCGTAACTGTCCGAAGCAATGCCCCGGTAGCTGTACCAGTTGGTGGGGTCGCCCAGCTTGCAGCTGTAGATCACGTTCTCCTCGCTGTTGCAGCCCCATACCCGGTTTGCGTTCTCGGTCACATATTCCAGCCGGGGCACCCGCCGCCGTGCGGTAATGGCTGCACCGCCCGCTGTGGCGCTCTCGCTGCCGTTCATGCTCTTCCAGGTGGTACCGCCTGCCGTCACGGTAAAGCTGCCGTAATAGCGTGCGCTCTCGGTCTTTGGGCTGCCGGTCAGCACAATGCTGTCCCCGTCCATCTGCTCAATGGTCACCTCGCCGTTCACGCCCTCGGCCAGATACTCTTCCACCAGCCCGGGCACCTGCTCCACCGTAATGGTGTCCCCCTTCTTGAAGCCCGCAGCGGCCAGCCCGGGCAGGGTCATCTTCACGCTGTTCAAAAGGATCTCCGCCCACTTGCCGCTCTTGGCATCGTACTGTTCCAGCACGTTCACATAGGCCCACTTGCTGGAAGAGGAGTTCTGTTTCAGAAACAGCGTCCCGTCCGCCGGGCCAGAAGGTTCCGTGGTGCCCACGCTGCTCACGGTGTAGGTCTTGCCGCCCGCGTCGCAGGGGGCAATGGTCACCGTGCCGGTCTGGCTCCATGCAGCGCTCAGGGCTTCCAGCTTTCCGGTGGCCGTGTCAAAGCTCTTGGCATCCGGCCAGATCAGGATCTTCGTGCCCATGCCGATCATAATTTTCTCGCTGTCCGTCACGGCATTTTCCAGCACGATCTCCCCGCCCGCAGCCGCGGTGGCCACGTCGTCCTCGCTGTCCTCGGTGTAGCGCAGGGTAGTGCCCTCGCACAGCAGCAGGCCGTTCAGGTGGTACATCCCGTTGCAGCGGCCCATGGCCCGCATGGTGCGCCGGGGTGTCCGGGTCTGCAGTGCGGGGTATCCCCGGCTGGAAAAGTTCTTCATCTCGGTAAATTCTGCCTCGGCGCAGGCATAGCTTTCGTTCAGGCCGCCAAAGGCCGTCTGGATGCTCTTCCCCGTCGAGATGCTGTATAAACTCGGCAGTGCCATCTCAGTACCTCCACTTCGTGGCCATCCTGGGCAGGTAGGTGTGCCTGCACCAGGCTGCAAACTCCTGCTGGTTCTCGTTGGCCAGCTGCATCTCGTTGGCATAGCGGTCGGTCTCGCCCAGGGCCGCGTCCATCTGGGCCGCCAGATAGTGGGCATAGTAGCTGTCGTAGGGCTCCGGCAGCAGCAGCTTCGCGTCCTGCCGCAAAAGTTCCTGCTCCCGGTCGTATAAGATGTCCGCACCCACGGCATCAAAATCGGTGGTGTCGCTCTTGTCCACCACGCTCTTTCTCAACCCCGCATCCGCCTGCCGCAGCCATAAGATCTTCAGCTCGCGGTCAAACCCGTTGTTGGGCCGCAGCTTGTCAGCGGTTTCGATTGCTTTTCCTACTGTCACGCTTATTCCATCCTTTCACATCTGCAACCCGGGTTGCGGCTCCCAGCGTCCACTTCGTGCAAAGTATTGCACTTGTGTTCTGCTGGCCGCGGCCCCAACAACTCCTCCCTGTTTCCGCCACTGGCGGCGGTCGTCGTCGTTGCAATTGCCTTTCCTACTGTCATAAAAGACCTCCAAACAAATAACCCCCGGCACAGCGTGTGCCGCCGGGCCGGGGGGATACATCTAAGCAGGGCTCCCCCCTTCGGGGGAGCTGTAAGCAGCTCCGGACATGCCGGACTGCGCACTGAGAGGGTTAAAATTACGCCTTATTCGCCAGCTCTTCCATGCGGGCAGCGGTCTGGTCGTCCTGTTCCTGGCTGTGGCGGATGACCTCCGCCACCTCCGGGGGCACCTCAATGTTCTTGCCGCGCTGCAACTGGTAGTTCACACCGTTCACGCTCACGAACAGGTCGCCCTTGTATTTCCCGCCGTCCGAAAACAGCCGGATCGTCTCAGTCTTTTTCTTTGCTTCTGCCATTTTATCGGCTCCTTTCTATCACTCTATCCTCCGCCGAACTCCTACACTTGGCTCCCCTACTAGGGGAGCTGTCAGCGCCCAAAGCGCTGACTGAGAGGTTTAGTTCCAAATCCGTTCGGCGGCTCATGGTTAGTTCGCCTCAGCCGTTGCGCTGTACCGTGCGCTGCAGCTCTCAATGCGCACCATGTACTGCTCCACCAGGCGCTCAGCGGTCTTGTGTGCCTTCCAGCCCACAGACGCACGCTGGTTCAGGGGGTCGTCACCATAGCCCAGCTGCTTCACGATGTGCTCCAGGCCGCCGCCCTCGATCTCGGTGGAACCGTAGGCGTGGGCACCCAGGATCAGGGTGCTGAACACGGCCAGACCCGCCGGGCAGCCGGTGCCCTTCCAGATCTTTGCCTCGCTGGTCTCCACAAAGCGCACACCGTGCAGCGTGCCGATCTCACCGTTGTAGATCTCGTCCGGCTGGGCGTACTTGTGCACATCGATCCAGTCCGGGTCGCGGCGCAGGTCATAGGTCACATAAGGGTGGATGATGCCCACAAAGCTGGTGCCGATGGGGTCAGCGTTCATGGCCTTCAGCTGGGTGGCCGCACGGGCGATCAGGTCGCTGGTCAGCTGGCAGGTCGCGTCCAGGGTGGCGCGGCTGGTCACAGCGGTCTCCACGCCGCCTTCGCCGATTTTGGGCGCATAGATCACATTGGTGCCGCCCGCCAGCACATCACGCACGATGGTGTCCAGGGTGCGGCCCGCCTGGCTGGCAATGATCTTGGTTGCCTGCAGGATGTTGTTATCAATGGAGGTCAGCTGCAGCGTGTCGGTAATGGGCACCCAGCCGCCGTACTGCCTGACTTCAGCGGTAACGGTGGAAACGTTCATGGTCTGGCCGTCCGGGGTCACACCCTCGGTCAGCGGAGTGGTGGCCTTGGGCAGGCTGTCATACTTGCGGAACTCAATGTTCTTGCCGCCGTTGGCCGGAATGGGATACGGGTCGCCGAACTGGTCATGCACCAGGGCAGGCTCTGCCTGGTCGATCAGGCGCTTCTCGTAAAAGGTTTTCATCTCGGCACTCATGCCGGATGCGCCGGTGGTATTCTGGTTCTGGGTGCTGGCCGTTGCAAACATCTGCAGATCCAGCTTCATGGTCTTGTCTTTCATAGCTTCCTCCTGTTAAAGTGTAATAACTTCACCCCGCATGACCCGCTTCTCCATCTCTTCCATTTCCTTGCGGCTCATGTGGGATACGTCGATCTTGGTCTGCACCGCGCCGCCGGGGCGGGTGCCATTCTCGCCGGGCCGGGCGTTGCGCTGCTGCAGCCTGTTCACCACACCCTGCTCCACCTGCCGGGCCGTGGCGGCCTGCTGCTGTTTCAGGATGTGATCAAAGTAGGCGCTGCGGTAGGCGTTCGTCATAGAAACGCCCGACCGCATCATCTTCTCCACTTCCGGGTTCGCCAGCACCTCAGCCATGTTGAAGTCGGGATACTGGGCTTTCAGCTGCTCCGCTTCCCGGTCCCATCCAGCCTGCAGCTCAGCAATGCGGGCCTGCTGGGCACGCTGACGTTCCATCTGCTGGATCATCTGCTGCTGTTCGGTCAAGTGCTTGTTCTGGCTTTCCAGCTTGTCCAGCTCCCGGGCCGTCCTGGTGGAAACGCCCTTCTCCATGGCCAGCTTCTCGTAGTAGGCATCGTCTTTCACCGCGCCGTTCCGCACAGCCTCTGTCAGGGCCACCAGGTCGTTGGCATCCGTGCCGTACTTTTCCTGCAGCGCCTGCATCAGACCCTTCATGGCCGGGCTTGCTTCCAGCCGCCGGGCCGCTTCGGTCACGGCGTTCTGCATCAGCTCCTCGGTCAGGTCGGCATACTCTCCGCGCAGCAGCTCACCAAAGGCTTTCCGCCGCTCCTCCGGGCTCTTGGTCTTGCCTTCGCCCTTCTCCTCGCCGTCCTTGCCCTCGAGTTCGTTCTGGTTCTCTGCCGCTTCCTCGTCCAGCTCAGACTTTTCCTCACTGCCAAGGGCTCCCCCCTCGGGAGAGCTGTCGCCGTCAGACGGCTGAGAGGGCGCGTTCTTCTGATTGCCTTCCTCTTCCCGGCTGCTCCGCTTCAGCACCCCGCTCCGCCGGGCCAGCCGCTCTTCTGCCGGCCGCAGGGCGGGCAGCTCAATGGCATTGCCTTCCCCGTTCGCTGCCCCTGCAGATGCGTTGGCTCTCCCGTTGGGAGAGCTGTCCGCGCCAGCGGACTGAGAGGTTCCGTCCCCGCCCGCAGCACCACCGTCTGCAAACATCTGCAGATCAATGGCATCTGCCTTGTCTTCGTGCATGTTGATGTACCGCACATGCTCCGGGTAGGCATCCGCCAGCAGGATCAGACCGTCCGTCACCAGCTCAAATTTTGCCAGGCTGTCAGTGCCCTGCTTTGCCTGTACCACCATCAGGTTCCGGTCATCGGCACAGGTCACGGTCCCGCTGTCCAGACTGTAGGCCAGCGTCTGCATCAGCGCGCTCACGGCAGCACATACAATGTCCTGCCCCTTGGGTGCAAACTCCGCGTGCCCCTCGGCCCGCAGGAACATCATGTCTCCCATCTCGTTGTAAGTGATCTGGATCATTCTATCGCTCCTTCCAAAATTTCCTCTAAGCAGAGCTATCGGGTTGCGGCTCTCAGCATCCACTTCGCACAAAGTATTGTGCTTGTGTCTTGCTGGCCGCGGCCCCAACAGCTCCTCCCTCAATCCGCCACTGGCGGCGGTCGTCGCCGTTGCTCTTCGGGGGAGCTGCAAGCAACTGCGTCGTCAGACGCATTGCGCGCTGAGAGGGTCATTTATTCGGATTATTCACGTTCATGGCCCGCTTTGCCGCCTGGGTGGCCAAGCTGTTGCCTCCGCCGCCCACCACAGCCCCCAGGCCGTTGGTCGCCGTCTTTGCGGTGGTCTGTCCGCCGCTGCCGCCGCCCGTGGTTCCGGCCGCCTGTGCAGCGGCCCCGGCCATGGCGCTCATGTTGGTGCCGTTCTGCTGGTCAATGATGGCGCTCAGCTTCTGCAGCTGCTCCATGGCCTGCTGCAGCTGGGTATACAGGGTACCGTTCTGCTGCACCCGTTCCCGCACCTTTTCGATGCCCTCAAAGTCCATCATATCCAGCACCGCCAGCGCCGCGTCAGCGTTGGCCGGGGCAAACAGCCCCATCTGGTAGCACTCCTTTGCCGTCTCGTTCTGGGAAAGGCGGCTGAAGGTGCTCTTCTTGGCAGCCGATACAGTGATGTCGAACACCGGCTCGTGGCTGCCCAGCTCCACCCCGCCGATCATGCCACCCGGCTGGGGCTGCAGCATTGCCCCGGAGAACTGCACATACTCCGGCTGGCCGCTGTCGCCGGTAATGCGGTAGACCCGGCTCTCGTCGTAGAACTGCCGCATCAGGTCGATGATGAAATAGCACTCCTTTGCAAAGGCCCGGTAAGCGCTTTTCAGCATATCACGGGAGAGCTTCGAGCCAGCCTCCTGCAGCGCCGCAATGGCAGAAGCCGCAGTCAGGCCGCTGGTGGTGCCGCCCTGGGAAACATCCCGGTTGCCGCTGATCTCCTTCAGCTCCGCCACTCTCGCGTCCCGGTAGGTGATCAGGTTGCCCGCCAGCCCCGCTGTCTGTAAGGGCCGCAGGGTCTCGTCCGTCACCCGCCCTGCCGCGTGGACGATGTCCTTGCCAAAATCGGCCAGCTCCTTCTCGTTGATGCCCGCCCCGTCCTGGATGATGTATCGCGCCTTGGCCGAAAGCTTCACGTTCTCGTCCATGGCTGCGTTCATCTCGTCAATGGCGGTCTGGGTGTCCTTCATCACGTCGATGTACCCAAAGCCCGCCGGGCTGTCCTCTTCCACGAACAGGGTGTCGAACACAAAGGGGTACTTGCCGTGGTCGTAGAATCCCCGGTCAGCAAGGGCCGGGTCGTTCTCGCTGGCGTAGAGCACCACGCCGTTGCAGAACTTGCAGTAGTGCAGCAGAGGCGGGCCGTTCTCCCGGGCCTTTTTGTAGTACCAGTCCACCACCACGCTCTTGTCCGAGGTGTCAATGCTCTGGTCGTGGATGTACTTTGCCACTTCCAGCGTGCTGCCGGTGTGGCCTTCCAGCTGGGGGTACTGGGCCTTCAGCTGTTCGTTGTCGGCCACCGCCAGGCTGAACAGGTGGGGGCTGTCCTGGATGTCCATCACGCCGGGCTCCCAGTACATCATCAGCAGATCCATGCTCTTGATGGAGATGTCTCCCACGCCGTTCCGTAACCCCGGGTCCCAGAAGATGCCCTTCACGCCGGTGCCCTGCTTAAGCTTGCGCCACCAGGTGTCGCTGTACACCTGCTCGTATTCTGCCTGTTCCAGCAGCACCGGCAGGATCTTGGAAAGCACCTTGGCGGTCTGCTCGTCGTCCGCTGCCCGGGGCAGCACGTTGGGTTCCGGGTAGTTGTCCATGGCATCCGCGTGCTTGTTGGCAATGCTGTTGAACAGCCACCCGCTGGAAGGTTTGGGCTTGCCCTCCATCATCTCGTTTTTGTAGTTGGCCCAGTGCTGCATCCGGAACCACAGCTCGTTATCCACGATCCGCTTGTCCAGCGCCGCCTTGCCGGTCTTGTATCTCTGTAACAGCGCCGTGGCCTTCGCCACCTGCTCTGTGCCGATCACGTCGGTCATACTCTAAAAAACCTCGCTTTCTTCCCCAGCTCCAGCGGGTCATCCGGCATGGGCTGCACCGGCTCTGTCCGGGGCGGGCTGAGGGGATTCTCCATCAGCACATACCGGCACTCGTCGTAGATGTGATCCTCTTGGTCGGTGTCAATGTCCTCCACGTTGCTCTCGCTGTATACCAGGTTCGGGATGGTGCGGATAAAGTGCTTGCAGGTGTTGAACACCTGCAGCATGGGCCGCCCGTCCGCCTGGAACGCCAGCCGGTAGTGGAACTGCATCTTGCCCGCCAGCCGGGTGTGGTCGCCGGGAGCCCAGTGCAGAAAGTTCGGGCTCTTTTCCTGCATGGCAGCAATGCTCTCGCCCTGGCTCTCGTTGAAGATGGCCGGGTCGGCCACGCCCAGAATGGTGCGGCCCCGGAGCATGGGGTCGTTCTCTTCTGCTTCCCGGATCATCCTCGCCTGCTTCACAGGGTCAGCTTTGATGCCCTCGTTGGGGGTCCCGGTGCAGCCGTACAGCTCCCGGATGCGGTAAAGCCTGCCCTCTTCGTCCGCCGCATACCACCCCACGGAAAAGGGCTTCGAGTAGCCGAAATCGTACCCCCGCCAGATCTTCCAGTGTCCCGGGATGCGGAACGGGCGGATCACATGTGTCCACCGCTGGTCGTCGTAGTGGGCCGGGTCGTTCTTCCACTCGGTGAACACCTGCCCGGTAAAGCTGTCCCAGTCGCCGTAGAGCAGGGCTTTCTTCTCCGCTTCCGGCAGCGCAGCCAGCGTGCCCAAGTAGCCCGGGTCATTTTCCAGCAGAGCCGCGTTGTCAAACACGGTGCTGGGGATAAAGATGCGGGTCCGCCGCTGCACGATCTCCCGTCCGTCCGGAGCCCTGGCCTTTACCATCTGCACCATCCGGGTGCCGGGCGGGGCCGGGCTGACGAACCTTGCCTTCACCCATCCGTGACCGATGCCGCCGGGGTTGGCCGTGGCCCGGGTGTAGACCCGGGTATCGGGGCCGTTGGGTCGGTTTCGGCTCAGCAGGTAGCTGTACTCTTCCCAGGTGAAATGGGTCAGCTCGTCAAAGCCGATAAAGTCGTAGGCCTGACCCTGATAGTTGTACCTGTCCTGGGCGTGGTTCATGCTGCCAAAATAGATCTTTGCCCCGCTGGGGAAGGTCCAGCAGTGTGTGCTGCTGTTGTACCGGGCTTTTGGGAAAACCGGCTTGTAATACCGCATGGTCTTGTCAATGAGCTCCCGCAGCTGGGGAAACGTCTTTCGGATGATGAGTCCCCGGTAGTGTGGGATCTCCACCTGCCGCAGGGCCTCGATCACCAGCGCGTCGCTCTTTCCGCCGCCTGCGGCCCCGCCATACAGCACTTCGTTCTCGGTACGCTGCATGAACCGTGCCTGGGCAGGCTGTGGCGACCAGATCACCGGTCTGCCGTCACGCATCCTCTGTGCCGCCATCCACTTCCACCTCCTGCTGGCCGTCCGTCTCACTGGCTGCCGCGATTTCCACCATCGGCGGGCCGCTCTCGCTGTCGGTGTTTTCCGCCGGGGCCATGGCAGCAGCCTTTTCGGCCACTTCCATCAGCACCTTTGCCACACCGGCCGCGTTCTTGTCGCTCATCACCCGGCCCTCGTACCGCTCCAGTTCGGCGTTCAGCCGCCTGCGTTCCGTGTCATCCAGCTGCCTGTCGTAGCTGCCCGGGCTGGCATACACCACAAGGCCGGTCTCGGTGGCATCCGCCAGCTCCTCCGGGTCATCCTTCAGCAGGGTGCCCACGGCAAAGTCCCGGGCCCGGGTGTCCTCGTCCAAACGCCGGTGCAGCCTCTCCGTGATCTGCGCCGCCCGCTGGCTCTCAGCGGCCCGGCCCTGCAAAAAGGTCACCTGTGCCCGTACCCCCAGGCTTGCCCGGATGGCGATCTCCCGCGCGGCTTCCTGCCGGGCCTTTGCAAAGGCATCACTGCGGCCTGCCTCCTCGCTCATCCAGCTGCGAATGGTCGATTCCGGCACGCCGTACTTCTTCGCCACAGCGCAGATGGAGTTGGAGCCCAGCATTGCCATTACCACCTCGGCCCGGAACGCCGCCTGGTATTTCTTTCCCCGCTGCTTCCCGGCCACCGTGTTCTTGCAGTACGCCCGCTTCTTCGCCATGCTGTCACCCCCCATTGGCGCATTCCTACACTTGGCTCCCCTACTAGGGGAGCTGTCAGCGCCCAAAGCGCTGACTGAGAGGTTTGATTTTCAAATCCATGCGCCCCTTTGCAAATATCCTATCACGCCCCGCCGGGTGCAACTACCCCGGACATTTGCCCGCCGGGCAGCAGCCCTGCATCCGCTGCACACACTGCCACGGTGCTCAGGGCTTCCAGCTCTTTGGTGTAGTAGGTCGTCCGCCCCACATACAGCCGGGCGATCACCTTTTCCTCGGGCAGACCTTGCAGGTAGCGCAGCCGCAGCAGCTGGGCGCATACCGGGTCATTGCGGTCGTACCAGGCCAGCACCGCCCCGATTACCTGCGCCCAGGCAGCACAAACAGACCCCTCGCCATATCGGCGCAGAGCCTGCCGGGTCGCTTTCTTCTGCTCTTTTGTCACCGCCCCACCTTCTTTTCGCATGGGTATAACGCGCAAAATACCGGTGTTTTATCTGTCAGGTGCGAAGAATCGCAGCCTCCCGCCGACGCAGGATCACATAGCATTGCGGTTCCAGCCGTTCCCAGCCGTTTCCTTCCCGCTTCGGGCTCTCATGCAGCCCGCCGGGCTCCAGCACGATGCACTTTTCCATCTTCCAGCCGGGAAACCGCTGCTCCCACCACTTGGCATCGTTCTGCTTTTCCCCGCAGGCGGCCCGCAGCTGTTTCCGGCTCCATCTGCCATCGTTGGGGGCCTGCTCAATGGCCGGGCGCAGGTTGGCCGTTTCCACCCACAGCCGCTCCTTGTGGCCGTAGAAGTAGCCCATCGTGCCGTATTCGCCCTGCACACTCTTGCCCAGCAGCTTTTTCATGTCGATCCGATTCACGTTCATGGTGCCCAGCGGCTCAAACTCATTGGAGCCGGGGATACGCCGCCGCCACAGATCCTCCAGCATCTCCCGCCACTCCCGGCGCTGTGCCGCGGTCAGGCCCTGGCATTCCGCAAAACCATGCATGTGCAGCCGTCCTGCTTCTCCCTTGCGCACCGCCACCAGCATCAGGCGGATGTCCTCCCGCCTTGCCCCGAACCGCTTGCAGGTGGCCGCCATCACCCGCCGCTTGTAGTTCTCCACGTCTCTCCGGCAGGCCAGAATGTCCTCCGGCAGAAATGGATCCTCGTATGTACCGGTCAGGAACATTCCCGCCGGACTGAAATTGGTCAGCGCCTTTCTCTGGCGCTTGCGCAGGGAAGCCATTTTGTTCTTCGCCTTCTGCCCCTCGCTGGATTCCTTCCGCTTCTTGCCCCGGCCCCGGTGTTCCTGGGGGATGATGGAGAACACTCCGACTGCCATGTAGTCATCCCCGCACTGGTATTTTTTCTCTCGGATGTAGTTACAGCGCATCCCGGTGCCCTCCTGCTGGCTTTCACTTTCTGCTGATATTCTCTTTCCCGTGACCCCACCGTCACAGAAGTAACGGGTATACTAGCTCCCCAAAGAGGGCCCTTCCCCCTCTTTCTTTATAAAGGTATTATGAAACGTAACGGATACGGTGGACGTGTCAGTCCATCGTATCCGTTGCTCTTCATAATAGATCAAGGTGTTTAAGGCGTGGCGGGCTTTCCTTTTTCCGCCCAGTATCCGTAGGTCAGTTCCGGCTTTCCAATTTTCCGGGCCTTCTCGTTGTAGATCATCAGGTCATGCACATCGTAGGCCAGGGCGCTGGGGTCGATCACGCCGCCAATGGGCTTGCGCTTCACCTTTGCCGGCTGATCCGGCAGCTTCATGGGGTGCCGGATCCGTTTCTGGCACAGCTCCATCTCCATCCGCGTAACGCCGCCGGGCTTGTACACGCCGCCCCGCTTGCGGTAGCACTCGTGCACTGTGCCCTCGCTGCCAAACAATCCCTTGTCCTTCAGCTCTGCCGCCGTGCCCTTGCCCAGCAGGGTGCCGTCCGCACCGTAGCAGCTGTACACCCGCACCATCCGGGTCTCGGCCCGCTCGTCCGCGCTCAGGCCCTCTGCCCGGGCCCTCTCCACCCGGTCGTCCTTGGTGCTCTTCCGCTCCATCTTCCACCGGTAGTTCTTCGGGCTGGGGTTCTTGCATTTTTCCAGATTATTCCAAACGCTGCTCAGCTTGTTCACATCGGGAAAATATCCCTGCTCCACCAGCTCCACGCTGGTGCCCTTGGCCACCACCTCGCCGGTGTCCCAGTCCATCAGGGTGTATACCCATCTGCATCCACTCTTCATCTTATCGTCCTCCTTGATCCTTGGCTCCCATATCAGGGGAGCTCTGCCAGGCTCTGGCATAGCCAGACCGCAGCGGTGAGAGGTTGCTTCCGGTATCCGCGCCCGTGGTTGCCGCATCAAAGCAGGCATTCACCGCCTCGACTTTCTCCCGCATGGCCGCTTCCGACAGCGGCAGCACACAGGGCACCCGCATCCGGCTCACTTCCTGCCGCACGGCCTGAACTTCCAGCTGCCGTACCATGGCCGCGGTTTCCCGCCGCTGGCGTTCCAGCACGGCCTCGTCCGGCACATCTTCCACCTGAACATCCGTTTTGTAGGCATCCCTGGCGCAGCGGCACAGCATTTCCATGGCCACATCCACGCCGTCGGTTTCCACCCACTCGTTCAGCTGGCCAAAATTCGCAATCGTCTCCTGCCGCAACTTTTCCAGCCGCTGGGGTCCGAAACCCAGCACCTGGGCGCAGGCGGCCGCGTAGCCGCGCCATTCCAGCGTAGCGGCCTTGTCAATCGCCATCTTCAGCTGAACTTCCCGCCGCTTCCGGGGCACACCTTTTATCACCGGGACACGAAATACGCTCACCACACCCTCTGGCAGCAGCCCCACCAGCCATTTTTCGGCCTCGTTCAGCTGGGCCTTCTGATTCTTTGCAGGTATGGCCATCCGCCGCATCAGCTCCCCATTGATTTCATCCTTCCGCTGGGTCACCTTGTCCAGCCGGTCTTTGCCTACGCCGAACACATCATGCAGCGCAATAGTCATGCAGGCATGGGTGAAGTCAATCGCATTCTGCTGTGCCAGCTCGATCTGGTTCTCCAGTGCCATCTTTCTTGCATCGTTTTTCATAGTTTCTCCGTTCTTCATATTCCCCGCACGCCCGGTTCCTGCCCCCACAGCTCAGGCACCGGCTCCGGGTGATCTCAAACACATGTACACACTGGGTCTTATCCATCAGGGTTCCCCGGTCTCTGCCATCATGGCGGTCAGGTCGCCCAGCATCCCGCTCACCGTGCGGGAAAGAACGTTGATCGCATCCTCCTGCAGGTCGCCGGGCAGGGCACGCACGGCAAAGCCCGCGTTCACCATCTCGTCCTTCAACCGGTTGTTGATCCGGCTCACCTCGGCCCAGAGCTTTGCCTCGTCCGGGGTCATCTTCCGCCGCCCGGGCCGCACAACGCCCTTGATCATGGCCGTCAGCTCGTGGAACTCCTCGTCGGTCAGGCTCCTGTCGTTCCCGGCCTCGGCAACGGCCCGCGCCCGGTCACTCGGTGTCCCGGTAATCAAAATGTTCTTGTACTCTTCCAGCGTCATTTCTGCTTGGCCTCCATCGCCCGTTTTATCAGCTCTTCCATAAAAGCAGCTTCTTTATCCTCAAAGCGGCCTGTCACCGGGTTACGGCTCAGTGCCAACCGCATTTCCAGTTCAGCGGCCTTTGCAAAGTTCCGAACAATCTCCTCTTTCTGGGTGTTGTTCAGGTCACTGGGCACGCTGCTGACAACAAAACTTACTGCCGACTGCATTATCACCCGTGTAACATCCGCTTCACTCTCACCATCCTCAATGCTCAGACCGCCATCGTTTCCATTTCTGTAAATCGTGATTTTCATCCTTACCCCACCTTTCTGCCGCAGACGGCCTTCTTCACCGTGTTCTCCGGCACCTTGTGGATCTTCTGCGGCTCCTTCCGCTGCTCCACCACCAGGCCCAGCCCGGCCAGCGCCAGGGCTGCACACCCCAGCACAATGGCCAGCAGCGTGTAGCCCAGCATTGCCCAGCCGTCGGCCGCGGTCTCAATGGCCCCGCCGCACCCTGCTGCAGCCAGTCCCAGCACAATGGCACCGGCGCTCAGCACATTGCCCGTGATCTTCTTTTTCATTTGCAAATCCTCCAACTCTGTGTTAAACTTCTGGTGATGTGTTGTCAAACCATCACCCTGGTTGGCTCGTCGGTGTTCCAGCACCGGCGGGCCTTTTTGCTTTTCTCGCATCTCTGGCCGCCTTCCATTCCTGAAATGCAGCCTCATTCTCCGGTTTTGAGTAAAAATCTTGTGTGATGTGCAGCAATTCAATAATTTGCCAGTGCTCAAAGGGCAGTTTCTGCTTTCGGCCCATGGTAGCACCTCACAGCCACTCGGCGCAGATGGTCTCCACCACAGGCTTTGCAAAGCCGATCAGCTCATCGCCGCGCTTTGCAGCCACGACTGCCGGGCCCACCAGCTCTGCCGCCGCCATCTCACTGGCGCGCTGGTTCGTCAGGGGACGCTCCTTCATCAGCCCTTCCTCGTTCACCAGCAGCAGAATGCCGTCCACGTCCTTCTCCCGCGCCCACTCGGCGCTCAGAACGCTGTTCACCGGCTCGATCGGCCCGCCCACCAGCTTCTGCAGGGTCTCCAGCTTCATGCTGTCACCATCATCACACTTCATGTTGAATGCCCGGTTCTTCGCCGGGATCACGATCATATAACGGTCCATCTTAGCCCTCCCTCGCTGCTTCTTCTACGCTGACTGTGTCCATGCAAAAATGCAGCTCCCGCAGCACATCGTTCTGGGTTTTCTCGTCTACGCCGACACTTTTCATCGCCATCCGGCAGTAGCCCATACAGGCTGCATTGCTCCACGGGCCATTGATGTCCTTGATGGCCGCCATAATTTCTTCGTACTTCATAATTTCTCCATTTCCCCCGGCTCCCCGCCGGGGCTTTTTCATGCGCTCTTTTTCGGGTCGGCGGGGTCAAGCTGCTGGCCCGTTAGAATCTTTTTGAGATACCAACGAAGCAAAAAATATCTCGTTCACTTCTTCGGCAGTCAAACCGTAGTGCTCCTGAATGGCTGCAATCTCATTCTGTCGAAACTGTGCTCCGCGGTATTCATTGATTTTAGCATTCAGCCGTGAGAGGCTCATTTCGAGGAAATCCGCCAGATTTTGTTGCGATTCCCCATGCAACTGCATAACAGCATTGAGTTTTCTCTTATTCACCCTTTTTCACCTCCGTTCATCCATCCCCTTAAATATTGTTCTATATTTAAGTATCTTTTTAGGATACTTAAATATTAGCATGTTGTATGAATCTTGTCAAGATATTTTTTCTTGCTTTTTAGATTATCTGTGTTATTATTAAGATACAACGTATGAAAGGGTGATGTCCTATGACCACCGGCGAACGGATACGCCAGCTTCGCATTGAGCATCAGATGACGCAGGAAGAACTCGGTGCCAAAGTTGGTGTGCAAAAAGCGGCCATCTACAAATACGAAAACGGCCTTGTTGTCAACCTGAAACGTTCTATTCTTGAAAAACTTGCATTGGTATTAGATACCACTCCCACTTATTTAATGGGAATGGAAGATGCCGAACCAGCACAGGCCTCCCTCACCAAGGCCCAGACCTCTTTGCTCTCGGTTTTCGATAAACTGAATGAAGAAGGTCAGGCTAAGGTCATTGAGTATGCAGAGGACTTGCATCGTACAGGATACTATAAAAAACCTGCTGCGGATGGATTGGTTACGAAAGAAGCGTAA